CAGATTATTGAGCCGCGGAATGATGTACCTTTGTTCCTCTCCCGTTCGCAATTGCAGAGGTGTAACGCCGTGTAACAGGGCTGTAACGCTCTGGCGTTACAGCTTAGGCGCGGAAATTCCTCGGAGTTTGGGGGCGAGGATGGCGTGTAACGGCTGTAACGCCGAATGCGCACCCTACATGCGCGCGCGCGCGCATGCGCATGTACTATATACATGTTACATATGTTACAGTGTTACATATGGATATAGTAGTAATGGTATCAGTGGATTAGGGCGTAACGGTCGGTGTAACGGTGACGAGTTGGGGTGTTACACGGCGGCTGCGCATATTATCGGGGGCGGATAATGGCGCAAAAGAGCGGGCTCGCGCAGATCGCGGCAGAGGAGGCGGCGGCGCTGGCTGGGCATGCTGATGAGTGGCCGGATACGCCGGACTTGTTCGGAGACGCGCGGCCGGCGACACGAGGGCGTGGCCGGCCGGCCGGCGCGCAGAACCGCAAGTCGCGGACCTTCCGGGATATCATGGAGGCGACGGGCTTTTCTCCGGCCTATCGCCTGATGGAGATTGCCCGCGCGCCGCTACGCGATTTGGCAGGGCATCTGGGGATGGACAAGGCCGACGCGGCGGAATACCAGATGGATGCGCTCAAGGCGCTGCTGCCCTATGAGCTGGCCAAGCCGGCAATCCAGGTTGAGACGCGCAACGCGCATGTGATCGTGGCGGTCGAGCAGATCGATGGCGACCCGAATGCTGGCCGCGTGATGACCAACCAGCCAGTCCTGCCGACACTGACCCTCTCGGCAGGATCGGTGGAAAATCAATCACTTAGCGAAGCGGTGCGGGCGGAGTTGGAAACAGGAGAGTTGGAAGAATGACACAACGCGTTGATAGGATTGCTGAATTTCAGGGCCGGACGGCTGATAGCAAATCAGACAACCGCAGGGGCCAGCCTCTGATTTCCGTGTCTCCGACCCGGCCTGTCAGCCAGCCCATCGCCGACCGCCGCCGCCCCCCCCAACCGTTCCCTTGTTTTCTCTGATGGACCCCGTGCAAAAATCTGCCCTGTTTCAGGCCTTTCAGGCCTCGCCTGACACAGATCAATTTCAAACCCTTTCCGGGGGTGTGGGGGGCTTGCTGTGAGTGACCTGCAGGACCTGTTGCGCCTGGCGCCGGTTGGTCCAGTGGCCAACGCCTATAGCCGGGCGGTGGTGTATGGGCTGGATGGTGGCAGTACGCCCGACCCAGACCTGTTCCTGCTGGAAGGCCCGCAAGGCAGCGGCAAGACGACAGCAAACATTGTCAATGTGTTCCGGGTGGCGCAGAACGAACATCGCAGCCCGCGCGACGGCGTTCGCCGATGCAAGTGGGCGGTGATTGGATCGACCTATCCGAACCTGGAGCGGACCTTCATGGATGACTGGTTTGCGTTCTTTCCGAAAGAAATGGGCTATGTTGGCGCGCCAGTGCGAACCCAGACGATCCTGATCGACGACGGCAAAGGCCAAATCGAACTGACCATGCTGTTCTTGGCTTTCGGCGAAAACTCGGTAGAGGCGACCATGCGCGGCTTGCAAACAACGCACGCACTGCTGGTGGAGGCAACCCTGCTGCCGCTGGAGCTGTTCAGCTTCATTTATGGCCGCCTGGGTCGCTATCCACGCACGGCAGACGGGCACGGCGCGCCGAAGCGACGGATCCTGATGGGCGACACCAACAGCCCAGAGCTGGGCACGGAATGGCACAAGCGCCTGTATCTGGAGGTCCCGGCGAATTGGGCCGTCTTCCGCCAGCCAGGCGGGCACCTGGCCGCGGCGGAGAACGTGAAGAACCTTCCCGCTGGCTATTACGAAAACCTGCGGCGCTCGATGGATGATCACGTGTACCGCCGGCTGGTGATGTGTGAGCCGTCCAATCAATTCAGCCGCGCTGCGGTCTATCCAGAATTCGCCCATAGCCTGCACGTGGCCGGCGCGCCGTTGACGCCAGCGGACGCACAGGTGGTCGCTGGCTTTGACCAGGGGTTGCACGCGGCGGCCGTATTCCTCCAATGGATGCCGGACGGTCAGTGGCGCGCGCTGGCCGAACTGGCTCCGCCAGCAGAGGGCTGGGACGTGTACACCTTTGGCGAGATGGTGCAGGCATTGCGCGCCTCGCGCCTCAAAGGCCTTCAGGTGGTCGGCTATGCGGATATGGCTGGTGGGGCGAGGTCTAGCATCAACGCCGACCAGACGTGGCTCACGGAGCTTCGCAAGGTCACTGGCATGCGAATTCTGCCATGCACCACAAACGCGCCGGACTTACGGCAGACGCCGATCCGCAAGGCGCTGAAACGGCGCACGGTGGCTGGCACACCCGGCCTGTTGATCGACCCAGCCTGCAAGGTGCTGATCCAAGGGCTGGCCGGTGAGCATCGTCGCCGGCTGTTGCAGCCCAATTCGGACTATTATGGCCCGGTGCTGAAGACGGAATTCAGCCATGTGGTCGAGGCATTGGAATATGGCATAATGGGTGCGGTCGGCATTGGCGCAGAGCCGGACGCTGAACCGCACGCGGCCCGCCGGGCGCTGCGCCAGGTTGTGGCCCGTTCGAACTTTGGAGTGTTCCCCTGATCATGTCGCACGCCTACGCCATCATCTTTCAGAGCGCGCCCGCCGTGCCGATCGGCATGGTGCTATCGCCGGAATTCGAACGCTATTATCGATTTGTGCAGGGCCTGCCACGTGGCTTTCAACATTGTCTGGCAATGCGTCGGAGCTTGGCCGGCTGGATCATCGTCGATCCGCTGTTGCAAGGGTTGCGGGTGATCGAGGCGCCGGAGGATGACCCGGCCGCCGATCAGCTGGTGCAGCACACCATCGCCATGCGGGCAGTTGAGGACGGTGGGGCAGTGGTGCTGGTGCTTCCTGACAACGAACCGCAAGTGCCGATGTTGGGAAAGCAGTACACTTGCGCCACCGTGATCGCCGGCCTGGCTGGTGTACGCGATTTCAGGGGGGCGACACCGAAACAGTTATTCGACCATCTGATGACGACGAAACAGGGCGTGCTAACGCATGGCGGCGCTGAAAAGTTTACCGTTCCAGATGGTCCTGCTCTAACCTGAATCATGACACTCACAGAAGGAACAGTTATGGGAAGCCTAATTGCCCCCGCCGCGGATGCGGGCGCCGAAGCCAGAGCCCGCAAGTTGCAGCAGGAAAGCTTGGCATTGACCCGGCAACAAACCGAGCAGCTGGCCCAACAGCGAACCGAAGCCGAAGCCGGCAATGCCGCCCGGCGACGCCAGTTGAAAGCGCAACGATTGGCGCGCCGCGGCGGCTTCGATCTGTTGTCGTTTGCCGGGGCGACCGGCGTGCCGGAAAAGACAAACCTGGGCGCAGGTGGCATTCGTGGCTAAGGGCGGCGCACAGCACCCGGTTCTGGCCCGGATGGCGGCGGCCGAGGCCCGGCGCCGGCTGTGGGACGGTCACCTGGACGAAGCCTTTCGGTTGGCATTACCCAACCACGAAAGCTATCAGGGCACCAAAACGCCTGGGGAAAACCGCACGGCGACGGTGTATGACAGCACTGCCCCGATTGCGCTGATGCAGCGTGCCGCGCGAGACCAAGAGGCCCTGATGCCATCGGCCAGGGCGTGGATGGCATTCGACTACCCGCAGGGCTTCGAGACGGCGTCAGGCGGAGACCCAGCCACCGACCCAGCAGCTGTGGCATTTCTGCAAGGCGTGCACGAACGCTTCCACGGCGCGGTAGCTGCCAGCAATTTGGACCTGGAGATCGTGCCCGCGCTGATGGAAAGCCACATTTCGGTCGGCACGATCACGGTACACCCCCACACCGCCCGCCGACCGTTGCGTTTTGAGACGGTACCGACCTCTGAAATCATCGTCGAAGAAGGCATTTTCGGGACACTGGACACCACTTTCCGCAAGTTCACACTACCCTATCGCGAGGTGATGCGCCGCTGGCCAGATGCTGACCTGGGGCAGATGAAGCCGACGGACGAGGCGGAGCAATCCAAGCCGGTGAAGTTGTGCGATGCCATGGTGTATCGCCCGGAAAGCGAGGACTGGGAATATCTGATTTTCGCCGACGGCCAATCCGAGCCAATCCAATCGACCCGCTATCGCACCAACCGCCGTATCGCGTTCCGCACGGGCGTGGCACCAGGCGAAGCGATGGGCCGTGGCAGGGTGTTGGATGTGCTGGGCAGTATCCAGTCGGCCAACAAGGCGCTGGAACTGATCCTGAAAAACGCGTCCATCGCCATGACCGGTATGTGGCAGGCGGATGACGATGGCGTGATCAACTTACAGAATATTCAACTGGTGCCGGGGGCAATTATTCCGAA